CAAAGCGGCACAGGCCGGTATCAGAGCAGAGTTCGACAAGAAAGAGTTCAAACTTGAAAACGGACAGTTCCTGGGAGCTTCTGACTACATGAAGCAGCTCATGGAAAGTGAAGATTACAAGGGAGCTTTCGTAATTGAACAGCCTGGCAATCCGGACAATGGCGGACAGGGTGCCGGAGGCGAGGGAGGAGCTGGCGGAAGCGGTCAGCAGACAAAACCATTGCCACAGTTCGCCGCACCTACTAATGGCGGTCAGGCTGGAGGAGCTGGCGGAAATCAGAATCCGTTCAGCAACATGGGCTTTTCCAGATTGAGACAGCCGGTAAACAATGAAAAATAAAAAAATAACAGGAGGAAAGTAAACAATGGCAGCATTAAACTATGCAAAACAGTATCAGCAGGCATTGGAGCAGGAGTTCCCTTACGTTCTCTACTTCGGTGCTTTGTTCAACACACCCAACAATGGACGTTATCGCTGGGTAACTTCCAACGTGATTGAGATTCCTGCAATCACAACTACCGGTCGTGTGGATGGTGACAGAGACACTATCGGTGCAAAGAAGCGTAACTTTAGTAATACCTGGACACCTCTTACTGTGAGCAATCACAGAACATGGTCCACTCTGGTGCATCCTCGTGACATCCAGGAGACAAACCAGGTAGCAAGCATCGCAAACATCACGAGAGTATTCAATGAGGAGCAGAAATTCCCTGAAATGAACGCATACCTGATCTCCAAGTTGTATGCAGACTATGAGGAAGCTGGCAAGACAGCGGACACTACAGAGTTGACCGTGGATAACATCCTGGAAGTTTTCGACAACATGATGACTTACATGGACAACAAGAGAGTTCCGAGAGCTGGCCGTATTCTCTATGTAACACCTGAAACCCGTACTCTTATCAGCAACGCAAAGCAGATTGTCAGAACTATTGACGTGAGCAAGCGTTCCGAGGCAATCAAGAGAGCGATCACTTCCATTGACGAGGTGGAAATTCCTGAAAGCGTACCGTCTGACATGATGAAAACGGTCTATGACTTCACAGAGGGCTGGGCTGTTGACGCTTCTGCAGGTCAGATCAACATGTGTCTGGTACATCCTCAGGCGGTAATTACGCCTGTCAACTATGAGTTCGCACAGTTGGAAGCACCTTCCGCTGGTTCCGAGGGTAAATGGGTTTACTTCGAGGAATCTTTTGAGGATGTTTTCCTGCTTCCGAACAAGATTGATGCTATCGCATTCAATGTTACTCCGGGAGTTACACAGGAAGAACCTGATCCTGAAACACCGTAATATAATTCGTGACCGGGAGCCAGCAATGGCTCCTTTGTCACAGATTGGAGGTAAAGACCATGCTTAAAGCAAAAAAGGCAAACAGGGTAGTAACCATCCCTGATGAAAAACGCCCCGTCTATGAGAAGTTGGGCTACACCATATTGTCCATGGACGGTAAAGTGATTCATAAGGCTGTTGATGCCAAGAAAGAGGCGGCGGACTTGAAAGTAAAGGTTGCTGATCTGGAAGCAAAACTCGCAGAGGCTCATACCTATGCGGATGATGCTGACAAAAAGATCGAGGAGCTGACTGCTGAAAACGCCAACTTGAAATCCCAGGTCAACGATCTGGTAAGTAAATTGGCAGAGGCAGAAAAGAAAGCAGCATCCGGAGCGGCCAACAACGCATCTGACGCTGGCAAACAGGCTACTTCCGGTAAACAGGCAGACAAATAATAGGGAGAGTGATTTAAAATGCTCCATGAGGCAATAACAAGTCCATACGTGGACTACGAGTATTACACCAGAGAGTATTGTGGTTCAAAGACACCTAAAGAGGCGTTTGAGTTCCATGAGAAAAAAGCAGAGGCCCTACTGCACCGGATTACCTTTGACCGGGTTAAGCGGCTCCCGGAAATTCCTGATTGCGTAAAGGATGCCATCTGTGCGATGGCGGACATTTCGTTTCAGTACAGCAAAAAGCCGTCAGAGATCAAGTCGGAAAATACAGATGGTTATTCGGTAACATACAGCGACATGGACGCAAAGAAAATGAACGCTGAAATGAACGAAGCAGCAAGGGTTTACCTTGACAATACCGGCTTGCTGTTCAAGGGGAGGTCGAGACGTTATGATCACGAATGCGGATATAACCGTTTTCAATAAGCGGTATGTGAAAGAAGAACGGACGGAGAAGTTCGTCGCTACCAAGATAAAGGATGTTAGCTTGTTCTCCAGGACTGGAGCTGCCTTTGGTAGTCAGAATCTTTCACAAAGCGATTCTCACACAATCCGGATTCCTGCCGATGCTGACACGGACGGGAAAGAGTATATAGACCAGAAAGTATACGCCGAGTTAGGCGATGAAGAATCTGCCGGCTTCTGGACTTTGCAGATTGGAGCTATCATTGTTCCCTGTTTGGTGGATGTGGACACCGCCACAGAAACCGAGCTGAAACAGCAATACCCGGACGTGATAACAGTAAGGAATTACACGGACAACCGGAGCCGTGGTTCTGACCGGATGAAACACTGGAGAGTTGGTGGCGAGTAATGGCGGCCACAATTACAACTCCCAGAGGGCAGATCATCCAAACAACAACAAAGCACGGCAAGGTAAAGGCACAGCTCACATGGAATAAAGATTTTGTACCGAGACGGAATGAGAATTTTTCCAGGGCTCAAAAATTCGTTGACAGCGAAGTGTTGAGATATTGCAGTGCTATGGTCCCGTTCAGAACTGGTATGCTGGACAAATCCGGAAAACTTGGCACCGTGATAGGAAGCGGAAACGTGCAGTACATCGCTCCGTATGCGGCGAAGCAGTATTACGATACCGCAACCACACGTTCCTACGATTCGCACAGAGGTGGAAAGTGGTTTGAGCGTATGAAAGTTGCATATAAGAGCGACATCCTGAAAGGTGCAAGAAAACTGATGAAGTAGGAGGGCAGAATGGCAAGAGCAGATTCCATCATCAACGCACTGGAGCAGTATTTCATCCCGTGCGAATTATTAAAAGATGGCTGTTTGAGAGTGGACTACCTGGGGGAAAGACCAGTAGAGTACACAATCGAAGTCCTGACATGCGATCCGATAGTCAAGAGGTACGTCAACGGTGATACCGTCAGACAGTACCTTTTTGCATTTGGTTCCAGGGAATATTACAGCCAGGAACGCCTCCAGAACATCCAGAACAGTGCTTTTTATGAAAGACTGGCTGAATGGGTGGAGGAGCAGAACGAAGCCGGAGAACTTCCGGAACTTCCGGAGGGAATGGAGGCTCAATCGTTAGAAGTAACTTCAACTGGCTACCTGTTTGACGGCTCTATGGAGAACGCAAGGTACCAGATTCAACTAAGATTATTATATTACAAGGAGGCTAAACGCAATGAGTAATGTAAAAAACAGGAATGTCATTAAAAGACACCAGTTTGCGGACTACCTGAACACGGGTACCGCTGATGCACCGTCCTTTGCACTCATGGGTATCGGTTTCACTACGTTGGACGAAGAACCGGGCGCACAGACAGAAACAAAGAAATACGTCAATGAAAAGACTGCTACGAAGTCCGTAGTAAGCTATGAGACAGTATTCCCGTTTGAATCTGATCTGATTCCTGAACAGGAGCCTGTTCTCGCACTCTACAACGTGGGTAGAAACCACTACACCGGCTCCGAGGCAGAATTTGAGTATGTCAGAGTTGAGTTGTGGGATGCAGTGAGCGGACAGGCAAACGAGTTCGCAGCAAGAAAGTTCATTGTATCTGCTGAAATCTCCGAAATTTCCGGAGAGGCAGACATTCAGGTTTCCGGTAATCTGAACGCTGTCGGCGATTTTGTTGACGGTACGTTTAACACTGTTACCAGAACCTTTACACCTGCAGAAACAGAAGCAGCGAACGCAGATCAGGGTACAGAGACCGCTTAATTGCGGTCTTTGACCTTTTTTAATCAAAACAACAGAATCCAGGAGGTAGGATAAATGAAGATGATTATTTTAGGAATTGAGTTAGAGTACGATTTTTTTGATGCCGATCTTCTCGACAAGTACGAGGATGCAAACCAGAGGGTCCAGGATAGAATCCAGGAGCCTACCCAGTACGAGGGATTGAGAACAGGCGATGCATTGAGAGTTCAGTGCAGTATCGTAAATGACTTTTTCGATGAAGTTTTCGGTGATGGCACCGCTGATAAGATTTTCGGAGGCAAGAGCAACATCAAAGACCACATGGAGGCTTTCGCCCAGGTTGCTGATGCTGCCATGAGCTGTAAGGGCGAACTGGATCAGATCACAGACAAGTACGCTCCGAACAGAGCAGAGAGACGTGCCGAAGCGAGACAGCAGGGCAAACAGCAGTCTACGAATTTCAACAGAAACAATGCCGCACATCACGGTAAGGGCAAACACAGCCATTATCGCAATAAGTAATGAACATCTTAATAGATGTTCTTCCTGAAAGCGTCACAGTGGACGGAGAGGAGTACGAAATCCGCACAGACTTCCGGACATCCATGTTGTTTGAGCTTCTGATGCAGGACAACGAAGTGAAGCCACAGGACAAAACGAAAAAAGCCCTGAAATTGTATTATCCGGTTATCCCGGCAAATATCAATGAGGCGGTGGAAGCTATTTTGTGGTTTTACAGATGCGGCAAAGAGGATAACCCACAACGGCAGAAAATGAACGCCAAAAAGGGCAAAACCAGAGTTTACTCATTCGAGTATGACGATGATTATATTTACGCCGCTTTCATGACGCAGTACGGCATAGACCTCCAGGACATAGAGTATCTTCACTGGTGGAAGTTCCGTGCAATGTTTCATTCCCTGACGAATCAGAATGAGTTCGTTAAGATCATGGAGTACCGCAGTATCGAGATCAAGAGTGACATGTCCAAAGAACAGCAGTCATTCTACCGGAAAATGAAGCGGTTACACGCTCTGCCAGTCGCTAAGAGTGAAGATGAAAAGATGAACGCCATCGAGAAAGCACTGCTCAACGGCGGCGATCTTACCGGATTGCTGTAGATGGGAGGCGGTAACTATTGAAAAGATAGACAAAAACAAAATGAATCGGGTGGAATGCCCGGAATGTAACTATAAAATGCCAATTTTCTTTACGGATAAGGCAGAGTGTAGCGGAGTGATGGTTCCTTGCAAGGGTAGAAACTGTCGCTCCATTTTTGAAGTAAAAATAAAAAACGGAAAACAGATCAAGTAGTGCCATTATGAGCCGATGATTTTTAGCCCGAAAGAGAGGTGAGAACATTGGCTTATGATGGCACACTAAAATTTGACACAAGTATTGATTCTTCCGGATTTCAGTCCGGAATTAACGGCATCGGCAGTATTGCCGAAAAAGGCTTAAAGGCCACAGGTGCCATCCTGGCCGGAACTGCCACCGCAATAGGAGCCATCGGAGCGGCTTCTATCAAGGTTGGTATGGAATTTGAATCGGGCATGTCGAAAGTAGCAGCTATCTCCGGAGCTACCAGTGAGGAGCTTGACGCACTGACAGAGAAAGCAAAGGAAATGGGTGCGAAAACGAAGTTTAGTGCCGGGGAATCCGCAGAGGCTTTCCAGTATATGGCTATGGCTGGATGGAAAACAGCAGATATGCTGGACGGCATCGAGGGTATCATGAACCTGGCGGCGGCATCTGGTGAGGACTTGGCTACCACCTCTGATATTGTCACGGACGCATTGACGGCGTTCGGATTATCCGCAGGAGACGCTACTCATTTTGCGGACGTTCTCGCCCAGGCATCATCCAATGCAAACACAAACGTTGGAATGATGGGCGAAACATTTAAGTACGTTGCTCCGGTAGCAGGAGCGTTAGGGTTCACAGCGGAAGATACCGCTCTTGCCATTGGCTTGATGGCAAACTCCGGAATTAAAGCAAGTCAGGCCGGTACATCTCTTAGAGCGATTATGAGCCGTATGGCAAAGCCTACGGATGAAGTCCAGGCAGCGATGGATGCCCTGGGAGTTTCCCTGACAGATAGTTCAGGAAATATGCGGTCACTCAATGACATCATGGGCGATTTGAGAAAAGGCTTCTCAAAGCTGACAAAGGCTGAAAAAGCACAAATGGCTGCAGCACTTGGCGGACAGGAGGCAATGTCCGGATTATTGGCAATCGTAAACGCATCGGATGAAGATTTCGACAAGCTCCAGGATTCCATCTACAACTGTGATGGAGCTGCAGAAGAAATGGCTGAGATCATGATGGATAACTTGGCCGGAGCTATTGAGGAATTGACCGGTGGTTTGGAAACCCTGGGTCTGGAGCTTTACGAGAGCTTCCAGGAACCGCTCAAAGATGTGGTAAAAGAAGCCCAGGTAATGGTAGCACAGCTCCAGGATGCACTCATGAATGGCGGACTGGATGGGCTTGTGTCTGCAATGGGAAGTGTATTTGCACAGATTGTCCAGAAAGCGGCAGATGCAACGCCACAGGTCATTAAAGTCGCTTCCGACCTGATAGCATCTTTTCTTGGAGGAATCAATGAGAATCTGCCCCAGATTGCGGAATCGGGGGTACAGATTGTAGTCAGCCTGGCATCAGCCCTGATCGAGAATACCGGTCTTTTGTGGAGTACCGGAATTGCATTATTCGCAGAAATTCTCTCCGGATTATCGGAGAATATGCCGCAGGTAATAGAAACGGCAAAAGAAACCCTGGCACAGCTCGGATCTGCACTAATCGAACATGCACCTACCGTCGGAGCATCGGCGGCAAGCATAGTTTCACAGCTGGCGAGTGCAATAATCGAAAATATCCCTCAGATCATAGAGGTTGGAAAGCAGATCATCCAGGGATTCATAGATGGTATAGAGCAGGAGTTCCCGGGCGTGGGAGCTTTTTTAAGTGGTTTGTTCGATGGATTTTCCTCTACCCTGGCACCGATAGTTGAATCGGTAGTTTCCGGAGTTTCTGCCATCTTCTCCGCTCTGGACGGAGCAGACCCGGCAACAATGGAAGCTCTCGGAAAAGCGATAGGTACGATAGCAGCATCAATCGCTGCATTAAGAGTAGCGTCAACCGTAGTCGGAGGCGTAAAAACCCTGATAACCACATTAAGCGGAGCAGGAAAGACCATAGGAAAATTCATTGGAATCATTCCAAAGGTCGTTGAGGGATTCCAGTTATGGGCTGGCGGAGCTGGAACATTCAGCGAAGTGCTGGCTTTACAATTCCCGAAAGTAGCAGCATTCGTAACCAAGATTGGCGGACTGTTTGCGAAAGGTGGAGGGCTTGTATCCACCATCACAGGAGCCTTTGCAAAAATCGGCTCCGTTATAAGTTCGGCGATTTCTTCCCTGGGAAGTGTCATTTCAACCATCGGTCCGATCATCGGAGGCATCGCATCTGTAATCGGCGGTGCGGTAGTAGCGGTAACTAATTTCTTCTCCATGCTGAAGAATGGCTTTAGCTGGCTGAAAGAAATCCTGATGGTAGTAGGCATAGCGATAGCGGCGGTAGGAGCCGTGATCCTGGGAGCGCCGGCGGCAGTTGCGGCAGTCGTAGCCGGAATCATTGCGGCGGTCGCTTCTCTGGTAGTTGTCATAAAGGACAACTGGAATGCTATTGTCGAATTTTTCAAAGGACTGCCAGCCAAGATAGGCGAGGTAGTAGATTCTATCGTCCAGTGGTTCTCTGAACTTCCAGGGCGAATCAAAGCCTGGTTCGATGTGGCCTGTCAAAAGGTCAGCGAATTTGTAGGCAACGTAGCAAGTTATTTCTCCCAGCTTCCTGGTCGAATCTGGGTATGGCTCCAGGGAGTTATAACGAATATACAGCAGTGGGGCGTAAACCTCCTGAATAAAGCGGTCGAGATTGCAACCAACGTCATTAACTCAATCGTGAGCTTCTTTAGCGAACTGCCTTACAAAATAGGCTATGCTCTGGGCGTTGTGATCGGCACGATCATTCAGTGGGGTATCAATGTATGGTCCTGGGTAACAACCGAAATCCCACGGATCATCCAGCAGATTGTAACATTCTTCTCCGAGCTTCCGGGCAAAATCTGGACATGGCTGGTTGAGGTAGTCAACAAAATCATCCAGTGGGGCATTAACCTAAAGACACAAGCGGAGACGTGGGTACAAAACACGATTGCTTCCGTGGTACAGTTTTTCTCTACACTTCCAGGAAAGATATGGACGTGGTTGGTAGAGACGGTCAATAAAGTTATCCAGTGGGGTATCAATCTGAAAACCCAGGCTGAAACATGGGTTCAGAACACGATATCGTCAGTAGTAACGTTTTTCTCTCAGTTACCTGGGAAAATATGGACTTGGCTGGTCGAAACGGTAAATAAGGTCATTCAGTGGGGGGCAAACCTCCTGTCACAATGTACCACAGCCGCCACAAATGCGATTAACGCAGTAGTAAACTGGTTCTCTCAGTTACCGGGAAAAGTCCAGACATGGTTATCGGATACGATAAGCAAGGTGGTACAGTGGGCTACCGATCTGGCGGCAAAAGGAGCGGCGGCAGCAAAATCTCTGGTTGATGCCGTAGTAAACGGCGTAAGCTCACTTCCAGGAAAAATGCTGGAGGTCGGCAAGAATATTGTCAACGGCGTTTGGAACGGTATTTGTGCGGCGAAAGACGCTTTCGTATCGAATGTTAAAAGTTTCTTCTCCGGAATTGTAGACGGCGTAAAAGATACCCTGGGTATCAATTCTCCGTCCAAAGTTATGAAGAAAGAGGTAGGCCGTTGGATGCCTCCAGGTGTCGGAGAGGGCTTCGAGGAGGCTATGCCGGAGCTTTACGATCAGACGGATGAAGAAATGGCGAAGTTGGCCGAACACATGAGAGCAGCGGTTGAAGTTGAAACCGGAACGATCACTGTACGCTCCAAAGCAAATGCGGAACATACCGCAGAGACAGAAGTACCTCATGGTGGCGACACCTACGTTGAGGAGAAGTTCGAACAGAACAACACCTATAATGTGCCGGTAGCAACACCGAGCGAGGTAAGCAAGACACAGAGAGAAGCAGCAAGGAAGTTATTGGGAGGTGTGAAGTAAGATGGCAAATTTTATAGATTTGACGCTGGAGTGCAACGGAATGTCGTTGCACTTCGGTATGTCTGGATCAAGAGAGAAAAGAGAGTTCGGAATTACCAAAATAACCGGGCTGGAAGCCTCTGAACTGGAATTAAGCACCGCCGAGAACGCACTTGTAGACGGCTCAACCATGGATGGTAAGCGTATCAAAAAACGCCCCATCCACATTGAAGCCACACTCCGGGATGATAAGAATAACGAGGCTAACCGGCAGAGGATTATCAGTTTTTTCAATCCGAAGTACACCGGAAAGCTGACAGTAAACCACAGCGGCACAGAAAGAAATATTGAGTACGAGCTGGAGGGCTGGAATTTCGTTGCAAAAAACAATGTTCATAACCAGCTGGCAATCGTGGCAGACCTGATGTGTCCAGATCCGTTCATGAGGAATATTGACAACTTCGGTAAAAACATGGCGGACTACAGTAAGCACATCGCTTTTCCGTGGAGAGTGGTAAAACAAAAGGTTGTCGTTCCTGATCCATACAAAGGGCTGACGCTTCCAGGGCAGATAACAGGCTATAGGACGTTGCGAAAAGAGGTGTTCCTACCAAATGACGGACACGTTCCTACAAGCCTGAAAATTGAATTTATCGCAACCAGAGGCCCAGTCACAAACCCGAAAATAACGCTCGTCCGGACAAGTGCCGGAGAAAGTGGAAAATTCATGAGGGTAAAGCTGGCGATGGAAAAGGGCGATGTCCTCCTGATCGACACCGACAAACGCCACCAGGTTATTGAGCTGAACGGTGTCAATGTGTACCAGAAGATAGACCGTCTTTCACAGCCGTTCGAGCTGGAAAAAGGCGACAACTACCTGGAGTATGATGCGGACGAAAACTATACGAACCTGGACGTAAAGTTGTATTATACTCCGCTGTATCTGGGGGTGTAATTATGCAGTTGATAGTATTGGATTCTGACTTTGAAACGCTCGGCAGCATACCTTTATTCCGGACACTGATCTGGGCGAGACGGTATGAAAAGCTGGGCTGTTTTGAGCTTTACACCTCTAAAGATTATTTTGACCTGTTAAACTCCGGACGTTATCTGTACCGGAACGATGCTGACGAGCTGGGGGTTATTGATGAAGTGAACTACGCCCAGGATGAAAACGGCTCCAGAGAAGCCTATGCAAAGGGGAATTTCGCAGAAAAGCTCCTGACAGACAGGGTGATTGCTGGAACTATGACGCTATCCGGGAATGTGGAAACCGCAATGCGGAACATGGTGTATAACACGGCAATCGCACCGGCAGACAGCGACAGGATCATCAAACACTTACGCCTGGGAGGATTGGCTGGCATAGCTGGCACACTGGATTCCCAGACAACCGGGGCTAATTTGAGTGAGAAGCTGTACGAGATCGGCAACGTCTTTGAGATTAGCCACCGGGTAAAATACGACTACCTGACAAATGACCTGGCTTTTGAAGTCTGGCAAGGGGTAGATAGGAGAGATAGCCAGGAGGAAAACAGCTGGGCTATCTTTTCAAATTCTTTCTACAACATCCGGAATGTGGTTTACAACCGCAACAGCAGCTCATACAAGAATTTTGCGTATGTAGCTGGAGCCGGAGAGGGAACTGCCCGAATCATCGTAACAGTTGATTTGAGGCTCCCAGGCGAGGAAAGAAAAGAAATCTGGGTAGATGCCAGAGACTTGCAACAGCAGGACGAAAACGGTAATGCAATTTCGTTGACCGTTTACAAGCAACAGCTGGTCCAGAGAGGCAAGGAAAAACTGGCAGAATACCGGAAAGTTGAAACCGTAAACAGTGGCGTGGATTCAAACGCCAACCTGGTCTACAAGAAAGATTTTGACCTGGGGGATTATTCCACGTACATCAACACGGAAATCAACGTAGCAACCGATAAACGAATAACAGAGGTAATGGAAACCTACGAGGGCGGAGCCACAGAGCTGACCGTCACTTTCGGAACGGATGAAGTTACCACGGTTCAGCAGCTTATCAAAAGGGAGGTGTAAACGTGTCCTTACGATACGGATTTTTTGATTCTGAAATAACCGGCTATGACGAGGAGGGTATGCCCGTATTTGATAGGGCTGAATCGTCCGACTTTTTGGCACTGTTTATTTCAAAGATCATCAGTGATGGTGTGTTGGCATTGCCGGGGGATTGTTTCCAGGTAATCGCCCATGATGGCATGACGTTGAAAGTGAGGCCCGGATTTGGCATAATTCGAGGCCGTTTCGCTTACGACACACAAGACTTCACTATCACGCTTTCGGACGCTCCTACGAGCTATAAACGCATCGACAGGGTAATTCTGAGGGCTAACTACTTACAGAGATTGTGTGAAATCATTGTGAGAACAGGAACACCCGATGCAAACCCGGTGCCTCCGGAATTATTACAGCCGGCATCCGGCGACTATTACGAGTTGTGCCTGGCAACCATAGCGGTCAATTCAAACCAGACCGTAATCACTCAGGCAAATATCACAGATACGAGGTATGACAGCAGTGTATGTGGAATCGTTACGCAGGTAATAGACCACTTGGACACCGCTGTTTTTTATGCACAGATGAATCAATTCTACAAAGAATTTGTCCAGAAGTGCGATGAATCGTATGAGTTTTCCAAAACAGCTATGAACAGCTACCTTGTAGCCTTGCAGGAATCCGGAAATTCGCAACTGGAGGAAATTGTTAAAACCCTCTGGAATTTTGAACAGGGGGCGGAAAACGATTTTGACACCTGGTTCCAGAATGTCAAAGACAAATTGAGCGATGATGCGGCTGGAAAGCTCCAGCTGGAGATCGAAGCCAATCAGCAGGATATTAAAAATCTGCAAGACGATAACGCAGACTTACGGGCAAAGCTCCAGGAGGCCACCGACATGCTGATCTCCGGAGAAGTCAGAGCAATGCTGACTGATTCCGACAATCAGGTACTTGTAACCAGTGATGAACAGGCGGTTATCGCTTCCTGGAAATACGCAAGAGTGTAGGAGGTAGAAGATTATGGCTATTGTGCAAGTAAGAGCAAACACAACAAAAATCCCACTCGGCAGACAGGGGGAAAACCTGGCACATAGAGTACAGTTCAATATTTCGGCATGGCAGGCAGAATTTGGTCCTGGCAGACCGGCGTTGATCCATAAGAGAAATGGCGATACGGCGGCATATCCCGTAGAACTGAAACTTAGTGGCGGTGCAGCATACTGGGATGTAACGAGTGTGGACAATGAAAACCCAGGAAACGGAAAGTGTGAGCTTTCGTATTACGTCAATGATGTGATTGCGAAATCAGCTACATACATTACCGTTGTCCAGCCCAGCATGAACGAACATATCGGTTTTGAACCGCAGGACGTTCCGAACTGGGTAGATACTGTAAATGCGGCAATCGCAAAAGCGGAAGCCGCTACACAGGCGGCGGAAGCTGCCACAAAAGCCGCACAGGAAGCAGCGGAGGAGGCAAAGAAAGTAATTGAGGATTCCGAAACTTCCGGCGGTGGCGAAATTTCTGATGAATCCATAGCGGATGATGCGGAAGTAGACACGATGCTTGACGAGATTTTTGGTGACGGTTCCAGCACAGAAGATGGCGCCGCTTCCGGAGAGGAATCTGATCCTGAAAATCCGTAGCATATATACAACTTAATAAAAATTTTTAATCAAAGAAAAGGAGAAACAAAATGGCTTACGATGTAAACAAACTCACAAATCTCAAACACCTTCAGGACTTAGCACAGAGAACAAAGGCACAGCATGACGCTTTAGCAGCAAAGGTAGAGGGTCTGGTAACTGCTGGCGGAGAACCGAACGTATTAGTTGGCGTGAAAGTCAACGGTACTGCTCTTGCCATCGCTGAAAAGATGGTAGACATCCTCATTGCTTCCGGTGCTGAAAACGGTACTATTTCTGTAAATGGTGCCGATGTAGCTGTCAAAGGACTTGCTGCCCTTGCATTCAAGGCAGAAATCACAGAGGCAGAGTTATCCGCAGCTCTTAAAGCTGTTATTGATGCAAAAGCAGAGGCTTCCGCAGTAGAGGCTCTTGCTGGCAGAGTAACAACTGCAGAGGGCAAGATCACTACCCTCAATGCTGATTCTGCTACAGCTGGTTCCGTAGATTACAAGATCGCACAGGCAATCGCCACTCTTGTAGAAAATCCGGATGAAGCCATGAACTCCATCAATGAACTCGTTACATGGTGTAACGAACATGCGGAGGATGCTCTTGCATTAAGCAATCAGGTAACTGCCAACAAGAACGGCCTTGCTGATCTCGTAGCATTTGTAGGACAGCTTCCGGAGGGAGCAACTGCTACAACTATCGCTGGTTATATTGACGAAGCGATTGCTGCTCTCAAAATCGGCGACTACGCTAAGACAGCAGATGTAAATGCTGCATTGGAGTTAAAGGTCGATAAGACCAGCATCGCAACTGATGCAGAGGTAACTGAAATGCTGACTGAGGTTTTCGGAGCTGACGAGGCGTAATCAGACAACCGGATCACGAGGGGGAGTGTAACAGCTCCCCCTTTTAGTTAGTTTTTCAGGAGGTGCAAAATGGACAACAAACATATCCCTTTGTTATCTCACTTGAAAACGTCTTTGGCGAGAGTTTTTCAGCTCATTTCAGAGGTAACAAACGCCACCGCCGATGCACTTCTTGAAATGTCTGGCGAATTAGACAGCAAGATGGATGTATCGGTTTATGATCCAGCCGGAGGGAAAAGACAGGTGGCGTTCAAAGATGAATTACCGGCATATTACGAACCGGCTTTCACTGGCAATGTGGAACTTTGGCTGACCGATTCAGACGGAAACGTTCTGGTAGCGGACAGTGGAGAGGGAATCACAGCCAACTGGAAGTATCAAAGATTATAGACAGGAGGTAACGAAAATGTCAGTACCTACACAGGGAACACCGATTAGCGGTCTTGCGGAATTGCTCAAATTGGCAGCCAATAAAGATACGTTAATCATCCAGACAGAGAATGGAACAAAGCAGATGCAGGCATCCATCCTCTGTCATGAGCTTTTGGAGTTGCTGGTTGGCAATTCTGCACAGGCTCATAATGCCATTTTCAGGGGCAAAAACCTGACAGATGTATATACCGAGGAGGAAATCTCCGCAAAAATCCAGGCGGATGATTGGAGCGACCTTTTTATCGGTGACTACATCGAAAAAGAGATCACTACAACTTACGGCGGAACGGAGAAAGTCAGACTTCGTTTCGCTCACTTCGATTACTTCATGGAAAATGGAGATACCGGCGTTGCAAAACATCACATCGTTATGGTTCCGGAGGATTGCTTCGTAACCACAGCACAGATGAACGCCACAAACACCACAGAGGGAGGATATGTTGCCAGTGCAATGCACACAACAGTGCTTCCGGTGTATGCAACAGCCCTCAACGCTGTTCTGGGCGGTCACATTCTTTCTCACAGAAGATTGTTGACAAACACAGTTGTTACTACCGGAGCGTCCGGAGCAGCAACTTCACTTACCGGATATGCGTCTAACTGGGCGTGGACGGATGTAAACCTCTGCCTGATGTCAGAACCTATGCTTTACGGCGGAAGAATCTGTAGTTCTTCACTCTATGACATCGGCGATGCAAATATCCAGTTCGCATTGTTCAGACATGCTCCGGATATGAAGATTGCACACCTGGGCTTCGACAGTGGCTCTCGGTACGGCTTCTGGTTGTCGGCGGTTGCGTCCTCGGCGTACTTTGCGTATTGCAGCCACAATGGCTATGCCAACTACTACGGCGCCTCCACCTCGTTTGGTGTCCGCCCGTATTTCCTGTTCGCTTAAATCTTTAATCTCACCCCCCTTGTGGGGTGAGATATTTAGCACCAAAAAATAAAACAGAAAGGGAACAAGATATAAATGGCAGTACCTAAAGGGAA